GATGACTGCAAGTGGTGAGATCTACAACATGAATGCGATGACTGCTGCTCACCGAAGCCTTCCTTTTGGAACCAAGGTTCGAGTATGTAGCAAAAGAACTAATCGCTGTACTGATGTCCGTATCAATGATCGTGGGCCGTTTGTTCACGGTAGATCCATTGACCTCAGTAAAGCGGCTGCTCAACGCATTGGTGTGTACAGCGAAGGGGTGGGAGAAGTCACCATCCTCAAATTAAACTAATGGCACAAGCTACTCCCTTTGATCCAAAGGTTTCTTCTATCAGCAAGATTCAGTATGTCACGCCGAATGATGATTCGGATGCATTCATCGAGGCGTATCCCGCAGGGCAAACCCTTGCAGAACTTTCGCCTAAAGGTGTGATCTGCAAACCGGTTACCCTTGAAGAAGCTCCTACAACTTGGTAGTACATGAATTCTCAGAACATTAAAGCTGGCCGGTTTTCTGCTCGTCAGGTAGAAAGCGGGCTAAGCGTTCCCGAACATGATTACATCGGAATTACAAACGACCTAAACGGTAACCCTACGACTGTTGTGTACAGAAGTGGTGGTGCCAGTGGTCAGATTATTTCCACGGTTAACATGACATACGACGGGAACGGGTTCCTTACAAGTGTTATTCGTATCTCATAATGTTCCGTTTAAACCCAATAACTGGTGACCTTGCCTTCACCCCAGACTATGGTCCTCCAGGTCCACAAGGTGAGCCAGGGGATCCAGGAGATCCAGGATTAGATGGAACCCAAGGGCCTGCCGGTCTTCAAGGGTTGCCGGGGATCCAAGGTGAACGGGGTTTGCAGGGTGAGCCTGGTAAGGATGGTGAGGATGGTATTGGCATACTTAGCGGTATGACACCACCATCCCCATTTCTTGGTAAGACTGGCCAGTTTTATATTGACTATAAACACTGGACTATTTATGGCCCCAAAGGAAAGGATGGCTGGCCTGTCGGTGTTTCAATGATCGGACCTCAAGGAGACCCTGGTCTAGATGGAGCTGATGGGTTAGATGGAGTAGCTGGTCCGCAAGGTCCGCAAGGCATCCCCGGCCCTGCTGGTGCTCCTGGGCCTCAAGGCATCCAAGGAAAGATGGGACCACCTGGGCCGCCTGGACGGGCGGTATTCACGGGTGATGCTATTCCAGATCAACACGGTTGGGTGTCCAGTGGAATTACAGTGCAGCATAACTAATGTACAAGTTCAATCCATTTACAAATACATTTGATGATGTAGCTAATCCTGGAGGTGGCGCCCAGGGTCCTCAAGGAACCGCAGGGTATCGTGGCGGTTATCTATTTACTTATAATTCCACCACCACAGATAACACAAATCCTGGCTCAGGCAAGTTCATTGTTGTACGGACTACCAACTTCAGCAATGCGATCAAGCTTGCTTTCAGTCCCATCGACGCTAACAACGTCAACATCTCCACCAGCTTGCAGACCTGGGATGACAGCACTAATAATCCTCGTGCTTTGGTTGTCATTCAGAATGCCCAAACGGGTACGCAAGTTGCGACTTTTGAGCTGACTGGTGATGGTGTTGTTTCAGGCGATCAAAACCGTATTTCTTTTCCAGCAACGTTTAGAGGTGGTAGTACAGCCTTAACCAATAATGGTTTGTATGCTGTCAATGTTTTCGTTGCTGGTGATGTAGGTGTTACTGGTCCTCAGGGTGCTACGGGCGCTACTGGACTACAAGGTCCTACAGGTCCTACTGGTCCTCAAGGTCCGGCTGGAGCAACGGGTTCTACTGGAGCATCTGGAAGCAGTGCCTATCAAGTTGCTGTCAGTAATGGGTTTAGTGGTACTGAAGCTCAATGGTTAGCTTCGCTTGTTGGTGCAACAGGTGCTACCGGTCCACAAGGCCCCACTGGTCCCACTGGGGCGACGGGACCACAAGGCATCAAAGGCGATACAGGTGACACAGGGCCTCAAGGTCTTACTGGTGCTACCGGGCTTACAGGACCGCAAGGTCCAAAGGGCGATACTGGAGACACGGGCCCTACGGGTGCGACTGGAGCTACTGGTCTTCAAGGTCCACAGGGTTTAAAAGGCGATACCGGAGACACTGGTCCGCAAGGCCCTACCGGACCAACAGGGGCAACGGGTCCGCAAGGCCCGCAAGGTCTGAAAGGTGATACCGGCGACACCGGTGCTACTGGCCCGCAGGGACCCCAGGGAGATCCTGGTCCTGCAGGTACCACTGGAGCTACAGGGGCAACGGGTGCAACCGGTCCTCAAGGTCCACAAGGCGATCCTGGTCCCACCGGCGCGACGGGCGCCACTGGCGCAACAGGTCCGCAAGGGCCAAAGGGAGACACGGGCGACACAGGCCCGGCAGGCCCCCTCGGCGCAACGGGCGCGACAGGCACCACCGGCCCACAGGGACCGCAAGGCCCGCAAGGCCTGAAAGGCGACACTGGCGACACCGGCGCTACTGGCCCGCAGGGACCTGCAGGCGCTACCGGAGCGACTGGGCCGCAAGGTCCGCAGGGACCACAGGGCGACCCTGGCCCCACCGGCGCAACGGGCGCACCAGGCGCTACAGGCGCTACAGGCGCAACAGGACCGGCTGGCGTGGTCGCTGCCACGGCGCCGATCACCTACGACAGCGGCACGCAAACGGTCAGCACCAGCATGGCTACCAACAAACTGCTTGGGCGCTCTAGTGCTGGGTCAGGTGTTGCTGAAGAGATCACAATTGGTAGTGGTCTAACGCTTTCCGCCGGAACGATTAGTGCAACAGGTGGAGGCGGCGGAAGCTCCACTGGAGACAACCTTTACCTCAATAGCAATTGTTTTTAATTCATGGCAACTTCACCCGCATTTATCTCAACACCGCGCATCGGGCGCCTGTCGCTGAGCACAGCGAACACCGCCACCGATGGCACCGGCACGATCAATGATCTACTGGTGGGCGTCTCGGCTGGTACCCGGATCCTTAGCGTCAACGTGCAGGGCACCGCGACGACGGTGGCATCGCTGGTCAACTTGTTCTTATGGAACGGCACCACTTGGGACCTGTTCGATCAGATTACGATCAGCAATGCGACGGGTAGCAACACCGTCAGGGCTTACCGCCTGGTGACGGCCTACACCGATCTGGTGCTACCGAGCGCGACATGGAAACTCGGCGCCACGATCACGGTTGCCCCAACGACTGGCACGGTGCGGGTCGCAGCCTTCGGTGGTGACCTGACATGAACCTAAACCCAGTTGGCTGGGCGTCATCGTCACTGCAGATTATTGCCAGGCTGTTCAACAGTGGCGTCAATAGCACCACGCCTGTTACGGCAATAAGTGAAGCGCCGGTTGGTGCGATTAGGGCTGATATCGCGCTGGTTGCAAAGGGCCCCGGTGCAACGCTGGCGCAGGTGCCGGATGGAACGACAACTGGTGGCAACAAAAGAGGAGGCAGGGCGACAGACTGGCAAAAGTCTCGATCAGCAGCAACGCAAGTAGCAAGTGGAGCTGCAAGCGTAATTGCAGGGGGAATAGAAAACACCGCTTCGTCCGATTTCAGTTTTGTCGGCGGCGGCGGACTCAACACCGCCCAAACCAACTGGTACGCAACGGTGTGTGGGGGAGGTAGCAATACGGCGAGCGGGCAGTATTCGTTTGTTGGTGGTGGAAATAACAACAACGCCACCAGCACCTACAGCTTCGTCGGCGGCGGCCAGAGCAACACCGCCCAAACCAACACGCACGCAACGGTGTGTGGGGGGAATAGCAATACGGCGAGTGGGCAGCAATCGTTCGTAGGGGGCGGTAATACCAATGCGGCAACGCAAGCTGCAACAGTCGTTTGTGGCGGACAAGACAACTCAGCAAGCGCGATTTACGCATTTATTGGAGGTGGCAACAATAATCTTGCAAACGGGAGCCGTTCATTCGTAAGCGGAGGTTCATACGGCACTACACGGTCCATTGATGGCTATCACGTTTTCCCAGCGTGTGTTGCACCTATTGCTTCCTCTGCAGGCCGCACCCAATCCGCCCTGCTGCTCCTTGGCCGCCAAACAACCGACGCCACGGCCACTGTCCTCACCAGCAACACCAGCGCCGCCGGCACCACCAACCAAGTCATCCTGCCCAACAACAGCGCCTACTCGTTCTTGGGTGAGGTGATCGCTGGCGTGACCGGCGCAGGCAACACAGCCCGCTGGACCATCAACGGTGCCATCAAACGCGGCGCTAACGCTGCCTCCACCGCGATGGTTGGCACAGCCACCGTCACCATGACCCACAACGACGCTGGCGCTGCAGCCTGGACTGTTGCCGTTACCGCTGACACCACCAACGGCGGCATCAAAGTGGAAGTGACTGGTGCTGCAGCCACCACGATCCGCTGGGTCTGCAAAATCAACACCACGGAGATGACCTACTGATGGCCTTCACAACTTCCCTGACCGAGACCAACATCGGCATCCCGCTTGCCGACACCTACGCCCGTATCACCCTGCTGCGCTGTGACAAAGAACAGTGCCTGATGCAGGTTTCGCATTACGCCACCGCCGATGCACGGCACGCCAACGCCAGCCCAGTGTTTGACCGCACGGTGTTTGCACCTACCGCTGAACTGCAGCCCGGCGCTGATCCCCTAGCGATTGGCTACACCTGGCTGAAGAGCCAACCCGAGTACGCCGACGCGGTGGATTGCTAAAAACCACAGCGCTAGAACAGCACTGTTTGCAACGGAGTCAGGCACCTCAGAGTAGGACCTGGCTCTTATTGGCTCAAGGCCCGCTAAGGCGGACACCCTTCAGCCATTGACAGTCTGGAGAGACAGACAAAAACAAAGATACATGAATGCACAATTTATTTGTGAATTCCTAACCGGTTAGGGAGAACTATTAACTTCTCTCTCTTTTCTAACAATGGCAAACGCCACTCAATCCGTACTCGGTACGCTTAATAAGGCAGTCTCTAGCACTGCCGGCACCAATGCATACGACACTAAGTATGCAACTTATCTGAAGATCTTTAGCGGCGAGCTGTTCAAAGCTTATGAGTCCGCTTGCATTGCTCGTGACACTGTGATGCGTCGTAGCCTGAAGAACGGTAAGTCTCTTCAGTTCATCTTCACTGGCCGTATGACGGCTGGTTACCACACCCCTGGTACTCCGATCCTGGGTAGTGGTGATCCCCCGGTGGCTGAAAAGACCATCGTCTGTGACGACCTTCTCGTCAGCTCTGCCTTCGTGTATGACCTGGATGAGACGCTCGCTCACTATGATCTGCGCGGCGAGATTTCCAAGAAGATCGGTCATGCCCTTGCTGAGGCTTATGACAAGAAGATCTTCCGTCAGATCGCCAAAGCTGCCCGTGAAGCTCACCCCATCACCTCCGCTCCTGGTCCTGAGCCCGGCGGTTCGGTGATCAAGCTGGGCACCGGCAAACAGTATGACGCCCAGGCTCTGGTGGATGGTTTCTTCGAAGCCGCCGCTATCCTCGATGAGAAGAACGTGCCCCAGCAAGGTCGCTTTGCTGTGCTGTCTCCTCGTCAATATCTGGCTCTGATCAGCCAGGTTGACAGCAACATCCTCAACCGTGACTTCGGTGGTACTCAGGGTA